ATCCAACCCGCATATTCACCATTTTTAAAAAGATGATGGTTGCTAAAGACTTCATTTGATTTGAACATATCTCATACCAATTGAAACTCTATATCCGCTTTCGCAATCTACCTTATGGTGTGTAAAAGGCCCTTCAGACTTAAGGCTGAACGCTCTTAAGGTAATGTCATCTATAACATCTTCTGTTTTAACAAATTCTTCAGATGGATGAAAGCGATATGAAAAACTTGATCCACCAGTAGCATATGTAATATACATTGTATTTCCAGGATCATTAGAGTTCGTATGTTCACTCATATAATCATCAGGCCCATAAACAAAAAAACCTGTTAATCTAAACGTAATATTTGGAAAACACTTTTTTAATAGTCTAATTATTTCCTTTCTGTCCGAGCTGTCTATCAAACGCATTCTTGTTGAATCGCCGTGAGATGAATATGGATTGATTTTATCATCTCTTTCACTTATAGAAAGGTTGTCATAATAATCTTTATTGGCAAACTTTTTTAAAGATGTTATTAATAAATCACTGCGTATTAATTGTGGAACACCCTTTCCGCTAATATCATATTCTTTACACATTATACAATTTATTATTATAGTGTGTATAATAGTCAAATGACAATTCCGGAATAGAAAGCTTGTCCAAATCTTCAATATTATCGATAGAAGAAAAATCTTTATTTAAGCAATCGGCTAAGTCTTTTATATCTTCAGAAATTTCTTTAACGATATTGTCTTTATTTAAAGCGTGAGCCTCAACCAAATATTTTCTTAATTCTATTAGTCTTCTATCTAAAATTTTCTTAAATTGATTTAGCTGTAAACTCAGCAATTTAACTTTATCATAATCTATATCGCCATCTTTGTTTATAAAGCAACAATTTACATACTTTATGTAAAGCTTTGTCATTTTATCATCGACATCTGCCCCCTTTCTAGTCTTTGTCACGCGCAAATTATTTGCAGATGATAGAAATGATAAAGGATCGCCAACTTTTTTACATTGAAAATAATAGTACATAATATAATTTATCTATTATTGATCTGTAGCAGGCAATCCAAGCACAGAAAATTGTGCATCGCGACGAATAAAAGAAGCACTAACAATATCATTATGATCATTACCGCCGCCATGGGCTGTGATTGACTCTAATTCAAATATTTCAACCCTATATGCAGGATCCCCACCGATATCGGCTATTTTAAAAACATGAATATGATATGCATCATTAATAACATTACTCAAAGGACCGTATGCATCTACATCAACTCCTATCTGAGCAACAACTGAATAAGATTCTCCAGAAGGCAATTGATGGCTATCAGCAACTATAATATTATACACCCCTACTTCAGTTCTTGAAACAGATATTCCATGAAGAGATGCTGCTGAACCATTGATATTAATTCTACCACTTATATATCGTTGGTTAATGACGACGTGATCTTTAACAGCTTTAGATGTAGGAATTGTATCATCAGAATCCTGAAGACCTGATGCAGTAACATCAATCTCAACCGCTGCAACGTTCCCATCACCTGATCCAACATTTCCTAAAAGTTTATTGCTTCCTAGTAGTTGTACCTTACTAAGAAGGATCGAATTATTGTTAACATTAGAAGTAGCAACAGTAGTCGTAAGGGCAGAGACGGTGCCATCTAAGGTACCTGCGGTGCTATCTAAAGAGTCAACCTTCATTACAATGCCATTCGTCTTCTTCCGCCAACTCGAAAGAGTGTCACTAAGTTCCACACCTCCCGCGGGTGATTTAAAAGTATCAAAGTTCGTATAGTCCATGTTCCTATTTATCTTTTTGTTAGTGTGTTAACTATTTCTTTCAGTTCTTCAAGCTGCGTTTTAAGCGATTTGATATCTTCTTCTTGCCTTTGCTGGTTTTTCCTTCTTTCCTTGGCAGCTCTCCTTGAGGAGTATGCTGTAGTGTTATTATTAATTAACACACCTTTAGAATCTCGTACAAACGTTTTTTCCATTATAGAGATGCAATTACTCTTAGGTTTTTAATTTCTGGGACAAAGGCTTTATTAGAGGATTTGAATAGAATTTTAACTGCGACTTGATCGTATACTTCAGATGTAGTTCCTTCAAACTCCATTTCACCGAATTCGAAATTAGTACTTATTGGAACCTTCGTATTTTTCTTAGGATTAATCTTAGTCCAACCAAGAGTGGCAAATGAATCAGTTGAATTTAGAGACTTAAACTTAGCATATACTTCGATCGATGTTGAATCATCTGGCCGCATCATATCAGCATAAATATTAATTTGATCTGCAGCAGAGGAAAGCTTGATACTCTTTGTGATGTACCTTGCTGCGCACTGTCCATCATCTCGAGAATCCTCAAACTCGCTTGAGTTATTAACGATGTTATCAAATGTAACAAGTGAGATTCGATCCAAATCAATAACTGGAGAGATCTTAGAATTTGTTGTTGACAACGTTCCTTGAAGTTTTAGCATCTCTCCCGGGGGTGTGTTACTAGGAGCATCACTCCCGCTACTCGAATCGTGTGTTACCCGTTCAGTAGTATAAAGAACCTCTCCAGGGAATACGCTATAAGAACTTGTTGCGCTCACGTTTAAAGTATAAGACACGCTTGATTCTGGAAGAAGCATATCTTGAATAATTGGAAGATACGATGATGCTTTCCATGTGTCGACCTCTGCAGTTGCAGATCCGGTTGACGCATTACCAGCTGAATTAACTGGAAGAAATGTTTGTGAAAGCCCTCCTGTAATTCCAAGAGCCATAGCGACTCCTCCAAGGGTCTCACTCAATTGAATATACCTACTATAAGGAACTTCAAACCCAGCGGAAGCGTCAGGAACATTGATATCAATTGTTTTTGCGAAATACACCGCATCTTCAGTTAAACCAGTCAGAAGTAATGCATTATTTCGTTTGTATTTAAAGCGTTGCCCGTTAGCAGCTTCAGCAATATTAGCAGGAAGAGCAATCACGTTTTGAAGACGAACTTTGGAGTTGGTACTTAAATAAACTCCTCCAGAAGCTTCATTAGGTGTGCCATCAAAAATACTAATCTCATTGGGTGCTGCCACAGCAACATCTGGAACACTAGTATATCCAACGCCGTTCGTTATAACTTCGATATGATCAATTACTCCACCTTTTCCGATATGTGCTTTAGCAGTTGCATGGTTAGGAGCTGATGCACCTCCAGGTGTTACTCCGCCAATTGTTATTGCAGGTGGACCAGTAAGATATCCTGAACCTCCGTCAGTAACATTGACATATGTGACTTGCTGTCTTTGAGGAGAAACTCCGGTGAAGACTGCGACCGGCGCGGCACCATCTGTTTTAAAGTCAGCTCGGTTCAATGTGAACTTAAGATCTTTATTTTGATCAGGTGTCCAAGTTGAAGCATTCTGACTCTTAAGCATCACACCGAGATTTACATTCTTAGTGATCTTCTCAGCATTTGTTCCAACATCAACACCTCCAACTTCAGCGTGCCATACGCGGTATCGCGCGCTATTTGATACAAGGACAATCGCGTATTCAACACCAGGTTGTAAATAAATCGGTGTATCAAACATGAACTTGGTTTCCACCGAAGCGGTAGCATTTGCATTAACACCTGAAGGCCAGATGTCAGCAGGAAGTTTAATAACCTTTGAGAATGGAATAGTATTCTGTGTAGGTATTCCATTTTCGACTGATACGATACTAAGCTCGACAGGTAGAGTTGGATCTTTCTTTTGGAAGAACACGTCAACTGAAGAAAGGAAAATGCCAGTTGGCTCATTTCCAATCATGAAGGTCTGGGCAATAGGATCTTTATATACTGTTTTTGTGCCGAGCAACAAATTGCGGCTTTCTTCCGCGCGCGTTCTTTCTAAGGTGAGCTGGCGGGTTGAAAGAATTGTTTTTTGCCTCGTTTCCAAAAGGCCTTTAGCGTGATACGTTGATTCAGCAGATGAGAGCTCAAGAGTTTTATTGTTGTTAGCGTTGTCAGTTAAACGAACTTGTCGAGAACCTGTGCGGAATCTGAGGATGTCGTTGTTAGGAATAACAAACCAACCATCAACGTCTCCTGCGCCGTCTGATGTAATAGCAACATTCGCTCCAGTTATTGTCGTTTGTCCTTCATAGCGAGTAACATCGACGCCGCCGGTGCCGTCAAGCTCACCGCCGAACTGAGAGAACGATGCTGCACCAGTAGCGTATGAAGTAATATTAGCATCGTCAAAGTATAGATGGAATGTAGTATTAGGCTTGAGCATTCTGCCTCTGAAAGAAACCTTTCTAGAACGAATGAATGGAATGAAAGTAATATTTAGAACGTCATCTCCGATAACTTCTCTCTCGCTATTTTCTACAAGAGAAGTTTGAATTCCTTCTCTATTTTGACGAAGGAATTCACTCTGACTACCGGTCGTATTAGAAGTCCATGTTGTCTCGGTGAATGTGTCGGGAACTTGGATCCACCGAGTCTTTCTATTCCACCACCGGCCATAGCGTTTCCTTTTAGATACCCACTGTGACTCCCATTCGTTCCATTCTGTTCCAAGAATATTCGGATTATTAGCTATCTGCTGCAATAGCGCGCTATTATCTCCTTCAACATTATTGATAATATCTGGGACATAGTTAACATCTTTCCATTCATCACTTGATGGAGAAAGTTCAAGCGATCCGTTCCACGTTGCTACGTCATAAGGATTAACACTAATATGATCTGAAGCAAACGGTTGATCAACAAGTATCTTTTCGATAAAGTCGAGTGTCAGTGAGTTTTTGCGTTTTCCTGAATAAGCATTCCGCAATGAAACATCAGATCCATTCCAAGTTATAACAGGAGTCGTAGCGCTAGCATTTAAACCGCCGATATAGCTCCATCGCGAATTATCAGAAAGATACATGGGGCGCGCTGTGAAGTTATCGCGGTCAATTGCCGCGCGATAACCAGTGCTGCTGACATCTCCTACACCGTGTCCTCTAAATGAGTCTGTAATGATACCACCTTTAAATCTGGGGGTGAGATCTCCGTCAACTAATTGCGTTCCAGCCGCTTCAGATTCGAGCTGTGATAGTGATGCGTAATATTCGAGATTGTGGATGCGGTTTTCAAGAGACCCGATATCACGCATTGAGTACCTACGGTTTTCAACACGTTCAATCACCAAATCCCTTAGACTATAAAGATATCCAGGCTTTTCAATCCGATAAAGCAGTATAGAGTCAGAAGGCGTCTGAGGATAAATAGGAGATCCAGAAGGAACACCTTGAATAAACTGAATAGCGCCAAGTTGGTTAAGAACAACGATATCTTTCCTAGGATTATAATAACTAAACCCAACACCTGAGACAAGCGAGTTTGGTTTAATTTTTGAACTTCCTGATGCGTCAATTCTAGAAGGCCTGAAGTCTAAACAATTTGCTAGTTTCAGGTCTTCGTATGTTGGTATATCCTCGAGTGATTCAGAATAAGAATTTTTAGCAAATACGTTTCCAGTTCCGTGAAGATAATAATTAAATGATACTACAACATCTGCAGATTTTAAACTTGAATTACCCTTATAGATAACTTGTGATTTTCCATAATGTGTATCAGTTTGGCCTGTTACTAATTCAAAGTCAGAAAGCGGCAAGCTGAGAGGCGGCAAGCCGAGAGCATTATGAGTAACTCCTGTTATCGCGTAGACATCTGTTTTATGGAGTGTCATTACACCTCCCGGATCCAACCTCCGTGCTTCAGTCCAGGTATCCGCGGTTTGTGTCTTATCTCTGATAACTAATACTGTTTGAACTGGCGCGAATATTGTAACTGATCCGTTAGTTGTAGTAACTGCTGTCCCGTCAGCTCGCGATAAAGTTATAGTTGCAACTTGTCCAACAATTGAAACATTCTTCGCGTATGATTCACCCGCGGTATTGAAATCTGTGGATGAGCCAATTTGAACTACTACGTAGTCTTCTGGATCTGTAGTAATAAAACTATCGCCAGCCGCAGCATTAATTTTGAGTGAACCATCCGATTCAAAGGCCAGGGGAGTAAAACGCTTTTGCTCAACGCATTTCGCGCTGGATGGATCTGCTACAACATTTGCGATGTCGTAGCCGCCAAGCGGGTAGATCATGCGGGATTTATTATCTCCAATTTGGTTGAGAGTAAATCCGCTGTCATTTCGTAGAAACGTCTGCGTATTCGTCACACCGGTTATCGTGTTATTTATAGTTAGCGCTTTTGCGTCGCTAAGCTTTTTCCCTGAAGACAAATTAATGTCATATATGTATAGTCTCTTAGTAGCATCAACATTTTCATACAATCCAGAGCTGTTGTTCGTTGATTTAGTTCCGGTGTTTTCAATGGCATGAATTCTACAGGTGCCGAGATACACTGGATCCGCGCCCGGTGAGCCCGGAGCGGTGGCTGTACTATAAAAACTATATGTTTTATCGGGATCGAAAACGAAGAGCGCAACATCGCTTGCATCTAATCCATCCGTATCTGTTAATGCTCCCTCGATGTACTGACCTCGGTCAGCTGAAAACTTATAATTGCTCTTTGTAGGAAGTGTGCCGTCCCTCCCTTTATCAGCAACAACATCGTGTTTGCTTGCTAGTTCAACCCGATAACCTTGAACATAAGCAACACCTGGTTCAACACCGATGACATAACGTTTAGCGCCTTCAGTTGTAGCAGTGGTTGTGTTACTGACATTCGGAAGAAGCGCGTTTGCTGTAGAACCATTATAAATTTCATCAGCGGTATATCTACCGCGATTGCCTGCCGAGTCATTTAGGTATTCACGAACATCATATTTAAATGGGTTGACTACATAAGAACCGCTCTCCTCTTCGGTGCGCTGAGCAAGCGCTTTGCCGAGCTCGCTGTATTCTGTCCTCGCTGCCTGAACAACTTTGTCCTCTTTAATATCTAGCAGATTAATGCGCTGTTGGCCGGCAGGAACGTCTGAATTGCCTGAAGAAACAAAACTTAGATTAAGTGAAATCTTATAACGATCTGCACCTGGAGCATTATCATTGGGTTCCCCGCTAGCGTTATCAAGAAGAGCCTGATCTGACTCGCTCTCTACTACAGATTCTACAATGTCGAAAAGCGCGGCACCTGTCAGTTTAGCTCCGAGCGGGTTATCACCTGAGATCGCTTTATTGTAAAATGCTTGAGCTGCATCTGTCTGAACAAAGTGGCCTTTAACAAAGAATACACCTGCATCTTGAAAAACTCCTCCATGATAACCAAGTGGTTCTACCGCGGCGACGTAGTCAGCTATCACACCGCTGTCATATGAGTAAGTAGTTCCACCAACGCTAATATTACTTTCTTGGGCGCCGAGTGTTATATCATCATCATCAGCAAACGTTCCAGCTTGGCCAATCAGTTTAATGTATAGGCGATAGCCAGTAGTATTATCAGTTACTTTGACAGCAACAGCACTGAGAATTTTAGCACGCCATTTAGCGCTAAAAATTTCTTTTCCTTTTAGTGCAGTAAGCTCGGCATCAGTTACCTCCACCGAGTTGTTTCGCCACGTAACTCCGATACTTTGGATCGATGAATCGTATGTGGTATATCCGTCTAGTACGCGATCACCGTCTTTAAAAACGTGCCGACCAAATTTGTCGATCTGATCTTGAACATTTGATTGGAGCTGATTGAGCTCCCTTACCTGGACACTTCGCCCCGGCCGGAAGAGAATTCTTAGATAATTCTTATCCTGACTAAAGTCGTCAAAATGAGGTGCCGCGGCGTACGTGGTTATTGCCATAAATCTTATTTATTAAAGTTGTATAATGAGTTTTACCTCTTCAGTTTGTGATGGGCTACGGCCGAATGGTTGCCGGTTTTCTTGGAAAATTACCTCACCGTTTCTCTGGATCGGGAAAGCGGTTGATAAAAATATATCATATTCCTTTGTCATGTCGACCGCGCTAATACCAGTCGCTATTGATACACCAGACGCGCTTACTCCACCAGTTGTGGGCGGGATAATCATATTTACGTCGCTATTCGAGTTCTGGTGATAATAAATTAACCCAGTGTCGGCTGTCGTGGTCGTATAATAGTCAAAATAGAACTTAGAAGTGGCTGCACCGGTGCCTGCAGTAAGAACATCGCCTTGGGTTAAACCTCCAATCAAGGATGAGTCCGCGCCGGTAACACTAATACTATTTAGGCAGTCAAGAATCCACGCGCCGTCATCACCTTCGGTTGTATTCGGCACGAAATTCTTAAGCAGAGAAACCTGCCTAAATTTCAAGATGGGCGCGTCCGAGTTAGTTTCACTTCCGACGAAGGCTGTGTGAATTCCAACAAACCACGTCGGAAGAACATCGAGAGCATTTTTACCAAATCCTGTGATAGGAGCAATTGAAGCGTATGCTTCCGCGGGTGTTGTAGCGCTGCCGCCAGTAATTGTAACAGTAGCGAATGCAATTTTGTCGGCTACTGAACCGGCCGGTGTAGCTGTAGGGTCTTCCAAGAATCCTGATGCTTCGTTGAGCCAATATTCATAAGATCCAGCATCTGTGGTGTTCGTACTGACATCGCGGATATCGATACGTGTAATCACCCCACCTACCCGTATTGGAACTAGGCTTATCGCGCTACTATCAATCACCGTTTGGTCTGCTTTGACTAATGTTAGGGTGACTGTAGGATCCGATGTATAACCGCTCCCTCCACTTTTAACACCTATGTGCGTTAAAAGGCCGCCTGTTTTTGCGATATTAGCGGCAATAATGGCAGCTGCATCAATAGTGACAGGACTAAATTGGTTTGTAGCAAGAGAATCGTTTGAATCGAATGTAGCAACATGCACCCAAACATATCCATCAGCTTGTGGGGTCGAAGTAACACCAAAGTCAGACGTAACGGTGCTCGGACTAGTGCTCGAGGATAGAACGCCAAGAGCCTCATTAAGCCCGCTGACTACCGCGGTATTAGAAAGGCACATATAAATTTTATCAGCAACAGTGACAACGCACGGATAAAGGTCTCCACTTGAGTAAAACATATCGTCGTCTGTTTGGTCATAGACTTTATATTTTCTTCCGGTGGTCCACGCGTTCTTAGCAATCATCTGCTTTACATTAGCAGATGAAACGTCTTTTAGCGTGAACAAGTTATTAATAATATCGTGGTCTTCCTGAATTGTACCATTGGGTGATGGTACAATAAACCCAGAAGCTTCTTCGGTCTTCGCCGCGGAATCGTTTGGCCACTTGTCAGCTTTACCAAGACCAATAGCGTACCTATTATTTCCACGGTAAGGCCAAGTAGTCTCATCTGAGTTAGAAGCTGGAGTATCGAAATTAACATCTGCCGAAGCTTTAATGTCGTTGACTAAAAGTCTTGCTTGGTTTCTGCGAAAGTCATCTGTGATAATTGCTGCCATAATTAGTTGTTGTCTTATTGTTATTTATAATATTTATCTGACCATTTCCTGGGTGTTATCAGTATTTATGGTGTATCTATTTGAACTATTTGAACTGCTGGCTGTGGTGCCTCCTCTGCCTCTAAACGATTTGTTGTGTACTCTTGCTGGTAATCATTAATTAGAGTTGATAGCGGCATTTCAAATACGTTGAGTCTATTAAGAGTATCTGGATCATCCCAGAACCCTCGGCGGAAGTAGTACTCTGCGTTAATACCATTTGACCAATTCGTTGTAGCTAGAGCGAACGATGTATCAAGTCTCACATGCCGCGTCTCCGCATTAGCATTAGCATTTGAAGGAGTTGTATAATAATTATTAGCAACGGCAGTGATAAGTTCTGCAATAGTAGCACTAAGCCAGCCAGGTTGGTATCTAGGTGTATGTGAACCTCCATATGAATTAGTCCCGCGGAGCCTTGGCGGCCGGATGCTGTCAAGCCAACCATCAGTGTCGGTATCGGTTCCTTCGTACTTTTCTACTTTATCCCATTGGCTTTTTAGAATACTAGTAATACTAATCAGCGAAAAGAATTTCATTCCAGCTGGATGGACTAACCGCCTAAATGCATTTTCCCATTTAGATAACTCTATATCAGTATTGACTCTGTAACTGAAATCTTGCCAGAAGTCAGAATCTTGAATTTTATCAAGTCCAGATGGAAACCCGGCATCTTTCGTGTAAAGAGATAAGGCCTCGTCTAAAGTGCCATCTGTGAATACCGCTGAATATGTACCTGCTGAAAGTTTAAGGAGATTGTCTCCTGGATAATAGACATCTACCGCAGAGTCAAACATTATTTGGAAAAACGCGCTAACACTTTCTGGAGTTCCTTTGATACGGTAATAATGAACTATCCTTTTATACAGTGTGTTTCTATCAATTACACTTGAGTTGGGGACGACCTTAGCAATTTCACCCTGGATAGCATCGAGATATTTTTCGCTTGTAACATCAATGTCATTCTCATCTACGATATGAGCTAATTCGTATGATGCGAAACCGTCACGGTTCAGATAGTCATAGTACTCCTCCATAAAGGAGATAAGGTTCGCAGAAGTATCACGAAGAAACTGCGGGACGAGTTCTCTTACTTTTCCTCGCTCGTGGTTGAGAGGCTTGTAACTAGCGACTGATGTGTGCATTATTTTTCGCGTGGTGTTGTAATATATTCACTCGCACCAGATGTGCCTCGTGTTGCGATTGTATCAATAGAAGATTCAATTGTGGTATTTGTCAGATCGACATGAATAATTTGGTTTCTTTTCGGCGCGATGTCGTTTGAATTTGGCCTGGAAAATATTGCAATTGTGGTCTCGATATCTATATTAAAATCATTGATTTCAATAATGCCTGTTGATACGTTAACTGTTCCAACACTTCTTTCATCTAGAATTTCAACACCATCAGCGTTAAGAGAATATCGATATATGTTTCTGACATTCGCCGTTGAGGATTCTTCATCTTTAAGGTAATATGTGACTCCACCACTAACGTATGCCGATGAAGTAATTGTTGACTCGGTAGGATCAGCAGGAGTTTCCAATTCAAAGTTGAAGTTGATCTTGTATTTTGCAGTATTAGTAGTAGTTGCTATGAAATTTTTAAGGCAATATACGCGGGCGAATGCACTCAAAATAGCAGGATCCAAATCAATAATGTAACTTAAAAATTGTGAATACCTAAATACACCTTCAAAGCTTTCAAGGAAAAGCTCGCTGAAGTTTCCTAGGCCAGTTCTAATAAGTGAGGATATGCCTGCGCCAGATAGGTTCGTCAGAGAGGAATTGTATTTCGCGAAAATATTGTAATAGAGGTATGTGAACTCTGGATCGACGATCTTAGGTCGAACAGTAAGAATACCTTTGGCATTTAGGATAGGAAGTAGTCTGCTTTTTTCACCGACGCTAAGTGTTTCAGCACCTCCAGTCTTTGCTGAAATAAACACCTTGCCGTATTCAGGTGGATCATTATCTTCTCCGCCCCACACTGATACTGCTGAAGCAGTTGAGTTAGCCCGCACAAGAGTTTTGTAATCGTCAATTGTAACAGCTCTGTTTTGAGATATGAATTGAAGAGGCGCATTAGCTCGAATACTTTCAATAGATTCCTTTGTTCCTCCACCAGATGAAGCAGAGGTAGATTTTACACCTGGCTTACTTACGCTATCGAATAAAGAATCAGATGTAGTAAATACTGATAAACCATTTGCTCCTGCGCCATCTGTTGTTAGATATTTGATCGAGATAACAGCGGCAGGTAATGGTTTTTTACCTACTGCACCATCACCAAACGAGATATCGTATCTTCCATTTGGGTTTTCGCTGATAAAATATACTGCTGATGTACTATCAATTCCAGGGAGCTCGGAAAACTGAGTGTAGATTTCTTTCTGTGTACTACCGATTGAATCACTCACTGTTACAACAAGCTTTGTTCTATCGATATTCGTATCGGGTATTTCAAACTTAAGGTTTGTAACCTTGTCATCAAAGAGATATTCCTTTGTTTTGATAGCACCTTGGTAGACAGTGAATGCAGATGTCGGACTTCCGACTTCTTCAAACGTAACAAAGTTATATGTTTCGTTATTTAATGTATCTGAAGAAGTAAATGTGGTACCTTCTGGTAGCGACGCTATAGATGCATTGAGACCAGAAAGTTTAAGTTCAACTGCTGATGCTGATGTGCTCTTAGGCGTATAACCAAGTGTCTTTGCTCGTGCAACAACGTTCTTCCTCAGCTGAGCCGACGAGATAAATGTTTCGTTAGCGGCAAGGTGGGCCAACACAGCATTATAGTGAGTGTTGTGAGCGAGGATATCAAGAAGCATATTGAGACCAGACCCGCTGAAATCAAAGTCCTTAAATGGACCATCAGTTCTTTTATAGTATGATTTGATTTCATCCTTGATCTTATCAAAATCAAGTTCTGTGATATTAAATTGTTTTATAGCCATGTTCTTAGCGGATTCGATCTAGGTAAAATGATACTTCAGCGTCGGTATTAGTATTTCTAATTCTAAAAATGACAGTTACAAGAAGACTATTGCGCTCTTCATCAAGTTCTACTTCAACCTTGGGGTTACTCACCCGTGGTTCTTGCTTCCTGATAATTCTCAGCACCTCATCTCGAATCGCCATACCTGTAAATTGGTCTGCATTCTCAAAGAGGTATCGTGTTACATTAGCACCAAGTTCAGGATGAAAAGGTCTGTCATAAAAGTTACTTAGAACCAGGATTTTTACTGCTTGCCTGATTGCTTGAATATCTGTAATAGGCCGAATATCTTTCGTATTGGGGTGGGCAATAAAGTCAAGTGGCAAGTCTGCGAAAAGGCCTGCCTTATCAACTGAAGCAATTGAAGGTACCTGTTCGTTAACATTATAGTCTGATCTTAATGCCATAATAGTATTTATATAGAAATCACACCATCTATCTGAGGAAGTTTACCTTCTCTTAGTATCAATTCAGCATATAACCGAATGCCCTCAGCAATATTAACGGCAGGCAGGAAAAGTTTTTCACGCGTTATTTCCGGGCAGGTGTGTGGATTAACACTGAACAGGCCTATACGTTCGACCTCTACAGAATCGCCTGCTGAGGAATATGTCCGTACAAGTTTTGTATAGTATGCATTCAGCTTAGAAGATTTTTTCATTAATGAGATGAAGTAGAGAGCGTACTCTTCTGGTTTACCGTTATAAACCTTATGAGCATTTCTATTAGATGGCAAATAGCTGTTGAGCTTTGTCTTGCGAACCTGATCTGCAATTGCTATGGTGAGAAACTTCTCAGAAACAATTCCGTCTACATCTGGTTTTAAATATGTATCTTTCATTTGTATTATTTTTAGAATTTGCTCACTAGCCAAGCAGGCGCATAGATTCTTCTATAGCTGTCACCGCTAGCTCCCCAGCATGTTGCTGCTGAATTAGTCGCAATGTCGACATGTAAGTTACCATTCATGTAATCGTCATCAGCTCCTACCGAAGTAATCCCGTTCTTTATTAAGATTGATACAAAGTCGCTGAGAGCAGATATATCTTTAGAACTATTACTAGAAGCAGAAAGCCTCCGGCCATTTTCGTTATATGTACGTATATCTGCAGCAAATCCGCCATCATGTCTTATTGAACCGGTTCTGTTCTTCCCTTTACCTTTATAATCTTGCCCACCTGAGTATACCACAAGACTGTAATTTTTCTCAGCAGCTGATGCTTCTAATATCCTCATTAAGCTTGGTTGGATATTTTGGTTCCGGATCGTCTTGCTACCATATGAATATGTCACATTACCCGGAACCACATTTTTAGACTCCTTCGAAGGCGTACCATTAATACTATCGTCTGACGCGTCACCATCACTACCCGCACCTTTTATGATCCGTTCCTCAGATTTCGTATTTACTTTTTTGTATTCTCTCGGTGCACCCGTGATTATAACGTCGACAAGCGACAGTATTTCTTGATTGAAGATCCGCGTTTGAATCGCACGATTAATCTGAGGCATAACAGCTGTCATCCATGCGTGCATCTCTTCAGTTACTTTTGCATAACCTAAAAGTGATAAGGTCTCACCGACCTCCGGTACATAAATTCGTTTTGTTCCATTGACTGGATTCGTGATCCACAACGAAGAAGGATCATCACCCGCCTTTATTTCTGGTCCATCACCTTCTGCTGCGATTACTAACAAATACTGAATCCTCGCTTTCGCGAGATCAAGAACCTTCCTGACCCATACTGCTAGGAATCCACCTTTCTCAAAAAGCGCCTGTTCCTCTCGAGCGAGATCTAAGATTCGTACGGTAGAAATAGAAGAAGGAACAGGCTCTTTACGGCTTGCCGCCGCTATAATCTTTTGCTGATCGACACCCTTATTAAATTCATCAAATTCAATGACCCACTTATCTCTATTCTTAATATAATAAGCCCAAGGATATTCTCCTTCATCGGGAAAGGGATCGTCGCGGATCTGAGTGTCCCAGAACGCAGCATCAGTCAGACCGAATATCGAGGCCCACGCTATACCAATAACTGTCTTAGCATCATCGGCCTTTGACCAAGTATAACCAGTCGCGGCTTGCATCGGATCCTGTGGAGTATTCTTTGAGCGAGTAGGAACATTAGCATTCTGCACAGGCTCCTCAATATCCTTATCAGGAGTAGCATCTTGTTCAGGCTTCTTCTCAATTTTTCCGTCTTTACCGTCTTTTGCATCAATGCCAATAAGCGAACATATATCAAATTCTGTGAGGTCATCAAAGAAACCTGTGACATCACCCACAACATCTTTCCACTTCTCATTGAGTTCCTCTATAGCCGATCTGTCTTTAGGATCGAGGCCTGCAATTTCAAGAACAATGTTATGTATTGTAGGCATCTTTGGGAGCAGTCCTAGTAAGTCAGCCTTTAACCCCTTCAGCTTTTCCCCCAGTTCAGATAGCGCTGCTGAGGATAGTGCACTATCAATTGATGCTTTGACAGTATCTATCTTATTGGTGATTGCGCTTATATCAATTCCAGCAAATGATAGTTCAGGAGGAAAGTCAATACACTTTGTAGGATTCAGTGCAGAGCCAGCACTCTTAACAACAACTGTACCTAGGGCGAGGATTGCAAGCGCATCTTCTAAAGATGGGGTGTTATCAATTCCATCACCAGTTGTATCACCTGGAACATCTCTATATAACGCATTAGGCACCATTGCTTCTACAGTAAACGGATATGATAGATCACCTGAATATGTAACAGTGGTCGATGCCGATCCGCTCTCTACTTCAAACAACCAATCATCAGATGCTGCGTTAGGATTAGACCAATTATGTTCTTTGCCGTAGATGAATTCGAACTGTTCCTTCGTAGCGAAAGGTGCAAACAGACCATAGCGGACATCGCCATTGGTTCCTTTCATAGTAGAGTAATCCCCCCACCCCCGCAGCCGTGGTGAATTCGCAATAACCGCGGAATTGCAGCTTATAAGAATATCACTAATAGTTCCACTTGTAAACACCGGAGTGAACTTATCGAACGATTTATCAGCGTGCTCAAATCCGGCCCGGGGTAAATTTACCCCGCCTCCAATGTATTTGTTACCTATCGTTAAAGATGTATAAGGACCATCGGTAAGAGATGCAGTTATAACTTCTTTACTAATTAATACATTGGAAACGGTGTTTGATGTATCATTTGATAACTCTCTAAACGCTAAATTGCTTCCTAATTCAGTATCACTTTCGGGATCTTCTACTACATCTATAAGAATATAGTAGGAATGTAAAGAGGTCGTTCCAGACCAGCAATAAACATAGTTGCCGAATCGTACCACAGTAGGGAATGTATCCCATAATGACCAATCAGTGTCGGTGTCAGCACTCCATAGATCAGTGTATTCGTTTGTACCACGGCCGAGAACCTCTGCGCTCCCTTCTGCACTTAATACAGTCTTTGTTAGTGGATAATTTAATGTTTTCGCCATATTATTAAGTTCTTAGGTAATATATCCCCGGGTGGGAACTTTACACACCTACTGGAGTCCCTCCCGCTGATACAT